ACAAAGCCTTTAAACTTATCTGAATCTTCTTTCATCTTCACAGCATACTTGGCTTTTTGCTCAGCCAACTGTTTACGATCTTCAGCAAATTCAGAAATTTCTGCTTGTAACTTTTCATTAACCATAGCATCAATGGCTTCCACCATTTGTGCTTTGTCATGTTCATACTTTTTCGCAAATTCTTCACGAAGTTCTGAAGTTACATTCAGTTTGTTTTCAGCCACTTTGTCATTCCAAGCGGTCTCAATCTCTGCTCTGATCTCTTCCGAAATTGCATTATTCTCGAAGAGTGATTTCAGTGCATCTAACATTAGTTTTCTCCTACTATTTGAGTCCGTTGATTATGTTGACCAACGCCTCTTTTAGATATTTTTGTGCCTTTGTGTCCCTTGCTATTTCTAACGCCTTATATCCACCTTTAGAATTCATAATTTGTTCGTAGATTGGAGTTGGATAGGCTCCTGGTGCACTTGGTTGTGCCACAACATCCACTGTTATAATTTCAAAATCTGATACTTCACCGGATCCGTCTTCTTTAACGTTACCAGAACCCCTTGATGAAACTCCTAGTTTAACTCCGCTTTCCAGCATTGTTTTAACCAGTTGTCCCATCGGGGTTGGTAATATTTTTAATTTGCCGTATCCGTTTGGACCATCCATCCACATTTCACTAATCATGTGGCTAACTCTGTCCAAGTTTATATTAAGACCTTCCGGATGATCAACTTCGCCTAACACTGAGTATCCACCAGTTATTTGGTCGTTAAGTGTGCTGACAGCCCTACCGATCTCATTAACGGGGTACACTCTTTGGTTAGCGTTTTTCACACCACCTTGAATGCAAATACCCTTCATGTAAAGGGATTTTCCGTTCTTTTCATCTTTGGACTCAACGACTATTTGTGCTTGGTCGAAGGTCAGCGTCTCACGTAATGATAACATCCACTATGTCCTAACTTTATTAACTGCCAATTGTTGACTTCGCAGAAGCATCATCTTCTGGTGTAGTCTTGGCCTTTGGCGCCGCAGACATTTTAGCCTTTGCACCTGGTTTATTAACATTGCCTGCATCTTCTTCTTTAGGTGCAGGTGCTTTTCCGCCAGTTTCTTCGCCACCTTGTGCGATGTTACCGGCTTTGCCGCCCATGTCATTTTTGCCAGCAACTGGAGATTTTGTTGAGTTGTCTGAACCATCAGTGTTTGATGCACTAACTTTGTTCACATACTCTCTAATTTCTTCTGTTGCAGACTTTGGTGCTTCAGACTCAACTGCTTGTTGGTCACCAAGTTCAGGAGCAACTTCTACAGTTTCTCCCTCTGCCGATTGATCAGCAATCGCTTCATCTTCTTTCTCTTCTTCAGAGTCATCAGATTCTTCGTCGCCTTCTTCCTTGTCAGACATCATCTTTTCGAATTCTGCCTTAAGGTCATCAATAGCATCTTCTAAATCAACAACTCTGTCTTCGATTTCTTCTTCACCGTTTTCAGAGTCATCTTCTTCGCCTTTGTCCGCTTCGATGTCACCGATCATGTCGTCTGTAGCATCTCCGCCCATTTCTTGCGAAATTTCTTGCTCAGCAGGAATTTCAGCATTTTCATCTGTAGTTTCTTCTTCAACTTTGTCTTCTTCTTTTTCAGATTCTTCTGCTTTTTCTTCTACAGCGTCTTCTTCTTTTTCAGAAGCATCAGTTTTTTCTTCTACAGCGTCTTCTTCTTTTTCAGAAGCATCTGCTTTTTCTTCTACTGATTCATCTTCTTTTTTATCTTCTTTGGCTTTTTCGTCAACTTTAACGTCTTCTAAGTCGCCTTCAAGAAGATTTTCGTAAATCTGTCTAGATTTTTCTACAACAATATCGTGGAATAAGTCTTCAGCCGCTTGTTTGTCATCGGCCACGAGTTTTTCCAACATTGCTTCGAACTTATTTTTTTGTTCTGACATTTGTTTTCTCCCGTATGTTAAGATTGTAGTTCTGTCAAATATTATTTAGTTTTAATTAGTCAAAACGGTAGGTAATAGGCCCAAAACGGCCCGTTTCGTTACAGGTTGTGTGTATTCTTGAACTCGGAAACAGTAATCTCACTGTAATTCGCGTATTTTTGTAAATCTTGCGCCTTGAACGTCGATTTACTATCTCCGACTACTCGTATATATCTCTTTAAAGAATTTTTTTGTAGTACAATACAACTCTGACGCATCCAGTTTCCGTGGTATGTGGCAACATCTGAGGCCTTTTTGTAGTTGGGTGTGTTTCCAAACAGGTTGTTCAACTTGCCATCCTTGGTGCCAACATAGTCAAAGCCCAGGATATATATGGTTTGGTGGGCATGTTTGGAGGCCAGATGCAGTGCTGTTGGTCCAGAAGACCAACCCAGTGGTGGTGAAAAGTAGTTTAGATTTTTAAATTTCTTGAATGCTCTGTTTTCGTTGGTCCACACAGGCACTTTATGTTGATAGTTTTGACCACAGATTTCATAAATCATTTTGGCATCCACAGCCACCAAGTAATCTGGATCAAACGATCTATACACCGCATTACAGGCATATATTTTGCCGTAGTCTTTTAATGGTTCTAGTGGAATGTCTCGTCTACTGGTGCCGTTGCCCAGAACAAACGCTGTGGACATTATTACATCTCTGCTTGATTATTCACAGAGTACATCTGTCTAACAAATTCTAATTCTTTTTCTTGTTCTTCTTGATGGAATTCGCCTGCTTTGCGAGCTCTGTTGATTTGCTTAAGAGTTAATCTTGTTTTGCGTGTGTCATCTTTTGACACAATAGACTGATCATATTCTGAAGAATAACCTTTGTTGTCGCCATTCTCCATTGTGTTTTTGTCAAAGTAAAAAAGTTCTCTTAAAATCATGATAATATTTATGTAGTAGGTGGTGTTTCTCCTCCACCGCCTGTTTGATCTGGAGTAGGAGTTGATGTACCCACGGGAGATTGGTCTCCTGTTGGAGTTTCTTCTGTGTCTGCTTCTTGATCAACTGCACCCAGGTCAGCATCAATGTTGGCTCCGCTGATTCCTGCACTTCTCAATTCACCTGTGCTTTCAGTTGGTCTGGCGCCTAGTGTTTCATCGTTTTCTTCTCTCCACAATCTTTCGTTTTCTGCCATCTCTTCTGCTGACAATCCTAAGAATCTTGAAAGAGCATAACGTTTGCTAATTTCAGGCACAGCACTCAATTGTGTAAATGTTCCAATTCTCTGGTTGTCGAGTTCTGCTTGTCTGTATGAAGCAAAGTTCATAGGTTGTTGCAGTTGCAAATCAAACATAGACGTGTCTATGTTGATGCCTTTCTCTAACAAGTATCTTTTGAACTCTGTGTCAAACTCGTCTACAATTAAATTTTGCAGTCTTTCACAGTATTTGTTAAATCTCAATTCTTGAATGTATGCTGTACCAACTCTGCCATCGTTGTATTGACTGTTTGAATCATCTGCACCTGTTGGCAAATAACTGCTTGGTATTCTTAAACCTCTAAACAGTTTGTTTGTAAAGAATTTAAGGTCATCAATCTCGCCTAAGTTTGTGCCACCAGGTAATGTTTCAACTTTAGAACCTCTACCTTCTGCTGTTTGTGGGAAAAAGTAATCTTCATTGGTTGATAATGGATTATATGCTGAATCAATTACACTTGTTCCGCCACCTGTTGCTGAAGGAATACGTCTTTGGTGTATTTCTGTTTTGACTCTTTCAACAAATTGCATAGCCAAGTGACTGGGCATGTTACCTACGTCAATGTAGAACACACGTCTTTCTGGTGCTCTCTGTGTTCTGTATATAATAATAGCATCTTCCAGTAATTCTTTTTGTTTGAAAACTTTAAACACTGCTTCCAACAATGAATTTCCAAATGGAAAATTGTTGTCCAGTCCTTCAGATAAACTTAAATGCACAACATGTTCTGAATCCACTGCAATTTCTTTCATTCCTGTGGAAAATCTTGAACCTGATGATGTTGCGTAGTCATGACCACTTGCACCTACATAACCTCTTGCTCCGCCAGTCAAGTATCCTGATCCACCGCCAGTAACATTACCGTTTGTTTGATATGGCGTTGTTGCAACCATGCTTTTAAAATTAAAATTTATATCTTTGATGATGTATTGCTCTGGAGTTTTTCCTGTGCTTTCATTCACAATAATTTTTGTAACTTTTGCAGGATCAACATGGAACCATTTTTTAGTTTCCGGATCTCTGATAAAAAATGCATCGCCGTATTTGAAAATGTTACGCAGGATCTTAAACATTCTTTTGTTAAAGTCGTTTAATTTTGTCCACTGTTGTAGATATTGTTTTAAAATTTGTACTTCTGAATTGGTTGCTTTCTGTTTGAAATGCATCTTGAATGATGTATTGTTGTTTGGATTTTGTTGTGTACAAAATTCTGCTAGGATATCTAAAGCCGCATTTACTTCGGAGTCAAGATCCATTGTGTTGTACTGTCCGTATCTTTCGATTCTGTTTGGTGAACCTGTGTAAACGTCAGGAAGATATGATGAATAGTTTGTTTTTGCCGGACCTGCTGTTCCAGATGATGTTGATCCCATTGGCGATGATGCACCTGTAACATCACTGCTTGTTGGAACCTGTGTAAAATATCTTTTCCAGCTCATTCTAAATCCTATGTGTTGTACACGTTATTATTGGCAGTTTTTCTTGAAATCTGTTTGTTACTGTTGCTCACGTCTTCCATTACCAACTTAATTTCTTTAAGCAAAGTACTTATCGAATCCAACTTGTCTGTGCTGGTTCTTCCGGTTGTTGTAATTGCTCCACTCATACTCGAATTAACTTCTTTAAATGCATCTGCTAGTGCTTCTAACTTTGTAGTATACACGGAAAGTTTGTCTTTGTCAATATCATTCAACACATCTGATATAGTTTTGGCATAAATTTTTAAGCCTGACACACTTCTGGTAAGATCCACTGGATTGGTCACACCGGAAACCAGTGTTGCTATCAATTTCTGGCTGGCATCTGCCACACTGGATAGATTTTCTGCGTTTACATTGTTAAAAGTTTGTAATCCTTTTCCTATTGCCGCAATACCTAAACCAGCACCAGCACCTGATAAACCTAACAAAGCACCAATACCTAAACCAGCAAACGCACCCCCTTTAGCCGCCGCTGGTCCTACAGCACCTAGCAGTTTGGCACCGCCAGCCACGTTACGCATGGCACCGCCGCCACCTAAACTTGGCATCATCCTGCCAAACATTCTTGTTAAACCTGAAAAAGCCAGACCCAGACCTTTGGTTAATGCAATGGTGCTACCGATCACAATACCGAATGCTGTGAGACCTCCCACAACACCTAAAAATCCATTTTGTGATTGTGTTAAAAAACCGACGACACTAGATAGGCCTCTTGCCATATTTCCTAGTAGTTTTGCCAAAGGTTCAAGAGGAATCAATAGTCCTTGAATAAAAAAGTTTTGAATATCTTTTAAAGAATTTTTAAAGGAAACAATTTGATTACTAGAGTCTGTCATTGCCGATGCTTGATCACGTTCTGCATTGTTTCTTTGTTTTCCAAATTCTGTGAATCTAAATAATTCAAGATTAGCCGCCAGTGTATTTTCTCCCATTGCAGAAAGCAGAGCACCTGTTCTTTGCACACCTGCACCCATGCTTTGTGATCTCATTGCCGTCTGTCTAATAATAGATTCAAATTCTGAAACACTGCCTTGACCCATCTGAACTCTTTTCGCAAATCCTGCCAATTGAGGATTAAGCCTCACAAGACTCTGTGCCATGTCTGACAGAGGAATGCCTCCTGTGCCTATTAATTCTTTAATAGCATCTTGTGTGGTTGAAGGTAACCCTTGCATACTTCCCAAAATTGCCTGAATACCTGGCACAGCAGAACTTTCTAAAGATTGTATGATACCTTGAATACGTTTGTCCATCATGTCTTGTTTGATAGCATCGGCGATTTGTTTTCTTTGCTTACCTGTTATCGAAGATAACAAATCCAATTCTAATGAAAATGCTTTTGCACCGTTGACCAATTGTCTATTACTCATGAACTGAGATTTACCAACAGCAGTTTGAATTTCTATGTAGTCTGTCAACAGTCCTGTGGTTTCTTCAAATGTCATACCTAAGCCAGCCGCTTGTCCACTGAATTCATTTTGAAAAAGTTTACTGATGCTGGCAAATCTTTCTGTTCCGCCTCTTACACTTCCTGACAACAATGCCAAAGAATCTGCACTGGTTGCCACAGCATCAGAAAATGCATCCAAAGTTAATCCGGCCTGAAGTGCTAATTCTCTTGTGGTGAATAAACCATCACTGAATTGAATTCCTACCTCTGACATCTGTTTAAAATTGTCCACCTGTTTGTCTACCATCAGTGCCAACAACTTGAATGATTGTGTTAATGCTTTGATATAAAGATTGCCTGTCACGTTTGCCGCATCGTCCAACACATTGGCAAAATCTCCAACACCTGCTTTTAATCCTATTACCTGATCAGTCAAACCCTTCATACCCACTCCAGCCACAAACACACCTCTATGGTGTTTTCGCATGGCATCTGACATGGCGGTTATTTTTTGAGTT